TGGTATGATTCTGCTTGTTGATTGGTCTGGTTCGATGACTGAGGTTTTACAAGATACATTGAAACAAGTTATCAACTTGGCGATGTTCTGTAATCGTGTTCAGATTCCATATCGTGTCTTTGCATTCACTGATGGATACAAAGATAAAGCCAATAAAGTTGCTGCAGAGGATTGGGCTGCACACTGCGAAAAACTAAAAGAAATTTACAACGCAAAGGTAGAACAAGGCGATATCATTAAGATCGAGGGTTTCCATCTTCTTGAATTGTTTAGCAACAAAATGACTACCAGCGAGTTTAATAACATGGCTCGTCGTGTATTGGATTATCGTTTCCAATGGAATGAAGGATACAGCACTGGTGGAACACCATTGAATGAAGCATTGGTCTGGTGTTATCAGAACATTGGTGATTACATGAAGAACAATTCTATTGAGAAGATGACATTCATTACTCTTACTGATGGCGAGGGTGCATCATTGAGTGGTTATGGACATCGTTATCTTGAAGAATCTAGAACTGAAATTATTGGCAGTGAATACAAGCGTATCAAAACCAAACATCTTATGCGTGATGAAGTTACTCAGAAAACATATGAGATGAGTCGTTACTCAAACTTCCAAGCAGAAATGATTTTGCGTATGATGAAAGATCGTTATGGTATTGCATTGGTAGGATTCCATATCTGTCGTAACACTCGTCGTGATTTGTCTGGTGTTCTGAATGCTAATCTACCATCTTTCCGTGGCGATCAATTCTCAGTCATTGAAACATGGAGAAAAGATTTCCGTGCACAAGGGTTTGCATCTATCAAAAACACTGGTCGTGATGACTTGTTTATTATCCCACAATCTTCTACCAGAATTGAAGAGGGTGAGTTGGATGTAAAGGCAGATGCAAATGCAAAAGCGATTGCAAGAAACTTTGGCAAATTCTTGAATGTCAAGAAGACTAGCCGAGTCCTACTCAATCGTTTCGTGGCTCTAGTAGCGTAAGTTGTTGTTTTTACAGGGGAAACTAATCCCCTGTGACGTGTAGGGTTATTGCAAATAATGCTTGTCTTTAATTGCGATTTAGGTAATAATTATGGATGTAATACTTGATTATGGAGAAAATGTGATGGCAAAAACCGATACCCTGTTCCGTGAACAGTTTGAAGCAAAGATGCACGAATTGCACCCAGATGTGCAAACTCGTGGTACTGTATCCCGTCCAGAATTGCTGGCTGTGATGCAAGCATTAAAGACTGAGAAATATCCTCTTTGGCTTATGAAAGATAAAGTTGGTCGTGGTCTATATGCAATTGATGGTGGTACTCATGCAGTTGTTGGAAACACTGCACTGAAACCTAAGGTTGAAACAAAACAAGAATCATTTATTGTGGACTACACTAACACTGAAGCACTCATTCCAAAGAAAGATCCGAACTTTGTACCATTCGGTAACTACAATGATTTGGAACATATTATCAAGTCAGGTATCTTTTATCCTGCATACATTTCTGGTCCAACTGGGAATGGCAAGTCAACGATGGTCGAACAAATTTGTGCAAAGCATAAGCGTCCATTGATTCGTGTTAATCTTAACATGATGACTGACGAAGAACAACTCATCGGTTCCAAAACATTGGAAAATGGTAATGTGGAGATTATCGAGGGTCCAGTTCTTATCGCCATGCGCAATGGTACTGCACTCTTGCTTGATGAGATTGATGCTGGCTCTGCCAATACTCTGCTCTGCTTGCAACCAATTCTTGAGGGTAAACCATACTACTTCAAACTCAAGAATGAGATGATTGTTCCAGCTGAAGGATTCAACGTCTTTGCCACTGCCAATACTAAGGGTAAGGGTTCAGATGATGGTCGTTACATCGGTACAAACATTTTGAACGAAGCATTCTTGGAGCGATTCGCTGTGACATTCGAACAGGAATATCCTAATGCGAAGATCGAAGTTAAGATTATTAAGAATCTCATGGAAACTTATTCATGCTTAAATGAACAGTTTGCAGAGACACTCGTGAAGTGGGCGGATGCAATTCGTCGTACTTTCGAGGATGGTGGTGTGGATGAAACTATTACTACTCGTCGTATGATTCACATTGTTCGTGCTTATGCAATCTTTAAGACCGAACAGAAAGCAGTTGAGTTATGTTGCAATCGTTTCGATGCTGCAACAAAGACTGCATTCATCGACTTGTATGATAAAGTTGCAAATCCGCAACCAGAGGTTGTCGTGGAGCAACCAGTTGCAACACCAGAAGACGAGGTTCCATTTTAAACTTGTCTTTAATTAGAAACTGTAGTATACTTACATCTTGTTATCATTGAAAAAGGAAATTTATTATGTTGAAATTTGCAAACTTGACCCTGTCCCAAAAACGATTCGTTGTGTCTGTTCTTGAGACCAACAAACAATACAAGAAAGATGGTCGCATTACTTTGAAAGAATGCGCATCGATCTATTACACTCTCCGTGACCAGCGTACTGGTGCGAAGAACGAGAAGATTGGTTACCCTAACTGGTTGTTCAATAAGAACAAAGTCGAGCGTGGTGTATATCAACTTCCCTTGCCTACTGAGTCAGACATGACTGCATACAGCAAAGAACTCGCTGACAAGCAGACTCCAAAAGTCACTAAGGCGAAAGCCAAAGTTGCTAAACTTGCAAAGGCTAAAACTGTTAAAGTAAAAGCACCTAAGCAAGTTGAAGCACAGAAGACTGATGCATTGGAATCTTCTCGTCTGCAAAAAATCATCGATGATTCCATTCCTGTGGATGACGATATAGAAGACTTTAATGCAATTCTTAAAGAGAATGGCATCGAAGTTTAATTAAGATTTTTCGTGTCATCTGGGGTTAGCCATCCCCCAGATGATTTTTTCATTTGATGGTTTATTATGGAGATTTATTATATGTCTAAACAAGAACTGTTGTTGACCCACCTGCAAAAAGGTAAAGAGTTTACTGCAAAGCAGATCAAGTCCTCTTTTGGTATTGCACATCCTGCCAGCACTATTCGCAATTTGCGTGATCAAGGTTACTGTGTATACTCAAACCCAGCAGTTGTGAACGGCACTGAAGTGGTTAAGTATCGCATTGGTCGTCCAACTCGCAAAATGGTAGCAATTGCTAATGCAGTAGCTGGATCATCTGTATTTACTCGTACAGCCTAATTAAGTGAGTAATCAATGGACATTCTTCGGAGTGTCCATTTGTTGTTTCATTTGGAGAGATTATGGCAACCAAAGAAGATATTGTTCCTGTACCAGCAAATACTAAAAAAGGTTTACAGGCTATAAAAGATAGTCAAACAGCTACGACTGGTGGACGAAAATTCGATGGAGGTAAACTACAATATGGTTTACTACCACCACTTGCATTAAAAGCAACTGTAGAAATTCTAACATTTGGTGCGGAGAAATACGAACCAGATAATTGGAAGAATGTTCCAGACTCTAAACGAAGATACTTTGACGCAATGCAAAGACATCTATGGGCATGGAAAGAGGGAGAGCAAGACGATCCCGAAACTGGAAAGAATCACTTGGCACATGCAATGTGCTGCCTTATGTTCTTATATGAACACGATGTTAAGTATTCAAAATAAATTTGTCAAAAACCTCGTTCTGAGGTATAATGTTTTATACATAGTAATGTAATCATTTGAATGGAGAAAAGTAAATGAAACTTAGTAAAGAAACTGTATCGCTAATTAAGAATTTCGCAGGAATCAATTCGAACCTGCTTCTTAAGAGTGGTAATAAACTAGCAACAATCAGTGCACAGAAGAATGTGATGGCTGATGCAACTATCACGGAGACATTCCCTGACTTTGGCATCTACGATCTCAATGAGTTCTTGGGTGCGATGTCTTTGTTTGACGATCCTGAACTTGAGTTTGCAGAGAAATTTGTCTCAATCAAACAAGGTAACATGAACATTAAGTTCTTTGCTGCAGACCCAACTGTGCTAACTGCTCCACAAAAAGCAATTACATTCCCTGAAGCAGAAATTAACTTTAGTATGTCTGCGAATATGTTAAGTATGATTAACAAAACAGCATCTGTTCTTCGTGCAGCAGATGTGGCAATCGTTGGTGATGGTTCAACAATCACTGCAGTGGTTGGAGATAAAAAGAATGCAACAGGAAACTCTTACAGTGAACCTGTTGGAACTACTGACAAAACTTTTAAGGTAAACTTAAAGGTTGAAAACCTAAAGATGCTTCCAGGAGATTATGAAGTATCAATTTCAAGTAAAAAGATTTCTCGTTTTAAATCTCCAAACAGTGACTTGGTTTATTATGTAGCAGTGGAAGCAGATTCTACATTTGAGTTTTAATTTCAGAGAGGATATAATTCCTCTCTATTCTATATTATGTGGAGATTTATATGATTGAAAGTCGTGATGAGCAGTTCTTGTGGGTTGAGAAATATCGCCCACAAAAGATTGATGATTGTATTCTTCCTGAGTCTTTAAAGAAGACATTCAAGGATTATGTTGCACAAGGTGAGTTGCCTCACTTTCTATTGTGTGGCACGGCAGGTGTAGGTAAAACTACCATCGCCAAAGCATTGTGTAACGAAATCGGTGCAGAGTATGTAATTCTTAATGGTTCAGATACTGGTGGTCATATCGATACACTCCGTACTACTATTAAGGGTTTTGCTACATCTGTGTCGCTAACTGATGCTAAGAAAGTTATTATCTTAGACGAAGCAGATTATCTACAAGCAAACTCCACCCAACCAGCACTCCGTAATTACATGGAAGAATTCTCTGCCAATTGCAGATTTATCTTCACTGCTAATTATAAGAATCGTATCATTGAACCGATTCATTCTCGCTGTGCTGTTATTGAATTTAAGATTGACTCTAAAGAGAAGCAAGAGATTGCTGCAGCATTCTTTAAACGAGCAACTGCTATTCTCAAACAAGAAAACATTGAGTTCGATCCTAAAGTTGTAGCAGAACTAATCACCAAACACTTTCCTGATTATCGTCGTATTCTTAATGAGATGCAACGATACTCTGTGTCAGGTAAAATCGACTCAGGCATTCTCGTCAATATGTCTGAAGAATCTTTCAAAGGTTTAATTAAACTTATGAAGGACAAAGACTTTACTGAAGTGCGTAAATGGGTTGCCAAAAACTCTGATGCAGATACAACTGCATTGTTTCGTGAATTGTATGACAACGCATCCGTAAATATGGATGTGAATAGTATTCCACCAATGGTTCTTATCCTAGCAGACTATCAATACAAAGCAGCATTTGTGGCTGACCATGAACTAAATATTATGGCAGCACTAACTGAGATTATGGCTCAGTGCAAATTCAAATGAGGATGCCATGGAATTTCTTATACTCTTTGCCGTACTAGTAGTGGGTATCCACTGGGGCTGGACTGCTCGTGAAGCAGTTGCTAAACGAAGAGCAGACTTTCTTTTATCTAAATTACAAGAGATAGAAGAAGATACTCCAGAAGATATTATCCGTATTAATATTGAAAAAGATAATGGTGTGCTCTTTGCATACTACGAACAAGATAGTCGTTTTATAGTACAAGCAAACAGTCGTGAAGAACTGGAGAATAAACTAAAAGAATTGTTTCCAGGAAAACGATTTGGTTGTTCTCCAGAAACCTTAAGAAAATGTGGCTTTATATTATGACTCCCTTTGACTTTATTAATGCAATTAACCTAACCAAAAAGAATCTGTTCGAAGATCCACAAGCAGAGAAAGACTATCTCCCCTTTCTTGTGAACAGGGGTTTGTCTTATTTTCCCGATACAGTCCTTTATGCCAACGAGATGAATCGTAACTCTGGCATCCCAAAAGACTGGCAATTTTCCTTTTTCCTAAATACTATACCAAAGAAAAAGAGATTCAGTAAGTGGCATAAAAAAGATGCCGATTCTGATTCCTTGACACTCGTTAAAGAGTACTTTGGTTACTCATCAGAGAAAGCATTAGAAGCATTGAGCATTCTCTCCGATGAACAGTTGGCTATGATAAAAGAAAAATTATACAAAGGTGGAAAATAATGACTGTTGAGATGATTTACTACGACTGGACTCCCGAGTCCATGCTTGAAGTGATACTGCCAGAACCAGACAATTTTTTAAAGGTTCGTGAGACACTTACTCGCATCGGCATCGCATCCAGAAAAGAAAACAAACTGTATCAATCGTGCCATATCTTGCATAAGCAGGGTAGGTATTTCATCGTGCATTTTAAAGAATTGTTCGCTCTTGATGGTAAAGAATCAAACATCACGAGTGGAGATATTGAGAGAAGAAACGCTATTGCTAGTTTATTGCAAGACTGGGATCTTTTAAAGATTCTAAATAATGCATTGGTAGAACAAAAAGCATCACTCTCTCAAATTAAGGTGGTCTCTTATAAAGAAAAAGACCAGTGGGAATTAGTTCCAAAATATAACATAGGAAAAAAATCAAAATGATCAAACTTGAATTGACAGTAGATGAGTGCAATACTATTCTTCGTGTATTAGGTAAGCACCCATTTGAGGAAGTTGTAACAATTATTAACAAGATTAAAGCACAAGGCGAGCCACAAGTGCTAGCCATGGCAGAAGCAGAAAAATCTGCAGCTGAAGAACCAAAAGCATAAATACCATTAGGCATAACTAATGATTTTACTTAGGTTGTTTTTATGTTCTCCGTTATAAGTATAAATGTCCTCTATGGACACTAACTTAATTAAGGAGAAAGATTATGTGGACAACACCGACAGCAACAGACATGAGATTCGGATTCGAAGTAACAATGTATGTGATGAACAGATAAGTTTAGAACCTACAAAAGAAGATAAAGAAATAAATATGCAAAAGTTACTTGAAAGTTTAAGTGACTGTGTATAAAAATTCACCTTAGGACCACTAAGTTACGAATCGTTATAAAGCAGACATGACGCACGATGTCGCTGGAATTGTAACCAGCATCTGATATGCCTTCGGGGTATCAATTTTAATTTAACTCGCTTAATAGGAGAAACAAAATGGTAAGACAATTCATCCCCACAATTTTTGGTGAACACTTCAAAGACTTTGATAAGGTGTTCGTAGGTTTTGACGACCAGTTCTCGAAGATGCAAAGTCTTCATGACGAACTAACCAAAAACATCCCTAACTATCCTCCATTCAATGTTCGTAAGAACGGTAATACCTACACGATTGAAATCGCTGTAGCAGGTTTCGCACAAAACGAAATCGACATTACCATCGATGGTGGCAAACTAATCGTTAAGGGTAACTCTGAATCAAAAGATCCAGAAGATACTGATTACTTGTTCAAAGGTATTGGCATGCGTGCGTTTACTCGTGCATGGGCAATCGGTGACCAGTATGAAGTTAAAGATGCTGAACTGTTCAATGGTGTTCTAAAGATTGCTCTTGATCAATTGATTCCAGAAACACAGAAAGCAAAAAAAGTTCCAGTGAAGACTAAAGGGCAAAAAGAATTCTTACGAGAGGACGCATATGACAAAGCTGCTGAAACTCTTTAAGGATGTGTCTAGTGGGCTATATGAAGGTCTTCTTATGATGAGAAAACATAAAGCCGACAGGTTCAATAGATTATGACTAACTGGATCCCAATGACAGATGATGATTGGGATTGGGTGAACGGTAAACAACCTAAACCAGTCAAGTCGTAGAAATTTTAGGGAGTCTTCGGATTCCCTAAATACTTTCTATGATGAGAGCAAAACTATCACCCAACATGATTTCATTTGTCACAGTTCGTCGTGGCGAATGGGTCTTAAAAATATCTGTGTTTAAGAACAGACAGATAATGGTAGTTGCACAGCATTGTTATGAGTTGGAAAGATTGCTTGTTAGATTCTTTATTGACCAAAATCATGCTGCAGATTTTATTGAACAACTTGTTATAGAGGAATAGAATGAACGACATTAGAGTATTTAAATTGATCAGTGGTGAAGAACTTATTGCACAGATTTTCAATCATTACGATCGCCACATTGAATTAAAGAAACCCGCATCAATAGTAATGCAGAGAACTGAACAAGGTGTTGGAGTTGGACTCGCACCATATATGCCTTATGCGACAGGAAACATTGATCTACACAGAACTGCCATCGCATCAGACGCTGAACCCGACACTCAACTAGTCAACGAATATAGCCGACTTTTTGGCTCTGGCATCCAAATAGCCTCAGCATCGGCTCTTAAGTAAGTAAGTGCTAACTTACTAGAGACGAGAGACCCTGTAGAGACAGGGCTAGAATAACCCTACTTTCAGTAGGGTTTTTTGCATTTAGTTGTTGTCTTTAATTGCAACTTAGGGCATAATAGTTATATTATGATGAAGAAAGGTGATAAGATGAAATACGATGTTTACCAGTTTGTGCTTAGCAACTCAATGATTGATGAAGTGAATTCTTCTGATAGTCAGCGTCCTGCTTTCTATGAAAAGTATTTAAATGTGACTTGGAAACCGACTGCTGAGTCGATCCTCGAAGCAAAAGAATATTTTAAGAAAGTTGCTACGATCGAAGCAGAAAACTTCGGGCAGGTTTTTGAAATCGGTAATATTGGTCCAGAAGAAAATATTACTCGTCACGATCGCATGCACTCTGTTTCTGTTGGTGATGTGGTTGTTCGTGAAGATGGAACTGCAAAATTTGTAGATCGCATCGGGTTTGGCTCTGTGTTGTTTAACTAAAAGGGAAATATATTATGAAAAACAAAAAAATTGTTGCAGTGATTTACAATCGGTCTACACAGACTAAAGCAGAGATCCGTGCTGAAGGTGAGAAAGCATTGAAAGCATTCTTACGCAAAGGTGGTGTGATTCAAGTTGACGAGAAAAAACGTCGTGTACCTAAGTCCAAGATGTCTGCAAAGTCGTCTCGTGGCTTTGTGTCTGGAACTGGTGGGTTTGCAACTGGATTCCCACGCAAAAGTCTTGCAATTTAATAGTTGTCTTTAATTGCGAGTTGATGTATAATAGTTATATTATGATGGAGAATGTGATGCAATCTTGGGAAGAAATGACTGTGTTGGAGCAAATGCAATGCCAGTTCTGGGATATGTATAAGGATGCCTATGGTGTCCGTCCTCGTGGTATCGATACCACTAGCTGGACTGAGGCTGACTTCGAAGCCGAATTCCAAATGCTGGGTAAGGTTATCGAGCAAGAGGACATTGCTCGCAAAGAAGCAGAAGCAGAAGCCACTGCTAAGTTTGAACAGCATGTTACCAATACCATCTGTATGGGTGCGAAAGATCGTGCCACTGCACTCCGCTGGATCATGGATGCCAGCCAAGCAGGTGATGACTGGGAATACTTCTGTTTCCTCAATGGTCTACCCTATGGTTACTTTAGGGAAGCAGCATGATTCTCGCTAAAGAGATCACTGTCTGGTCTACAGACTTTCAACCAAATCATACATATCTAATGAATGATTCGATGGATAAAATCATTGGGTATTTCAAATGGAACAATCCAAAAGACTTTACGAAGTTTAAGAATCCTCTAAGATTCGATACTCGTTATCGCAAATTCAAAATCCTCCAGCGTTATGAAGACAAAACAAATGCCAAGCGATGGAAGATTAATGGTAGTAAAGACCATGTGTATTATGTAGAAGAAACCGACAATGGAATGTCATGCACATGCATCGGTCACAAATATCATGGCAAGTGTAAACATATTGAACAGGTGAAGAATGAACATCAATAAATTTTTAGATAGTCTAGCTGCGAATGCCTCACGCAATTTCAAGATCGACCAATTAAACGCACAGAGCGATAACGAAACTCTGCGTGAGGTCATTCGTCTGGCTCTCGACCCATTTACGCAATTCTATCAGCGTAAGATCCCTCAGTATGTTACTGATTCTAAACAAACCTCTTTGGAGAATGCACTTGGAGCACTTTATGATTTATCTTCTCGCACTGTTACAGGTAATGCAGCAATCGAATATCTACGCATGTTGCTCGCATCTTTATCACCAGATGATGCTAAAGTTATCGAACGAATCATTCAGAAAGATCTGAAATGTGGTGTTGATGTATCCACTGCCAATAAAGTTTGGAGTGGATTAATTGCAGAGTATCCATGTATGTTATGCAGTCCATTCGAACAGAAGTTGGTTGACAAGATTAAGTTCCCAGCCTATGCTCAGATGAAGATGGATGGTATGCGATTCAATGCCATTGTTCGTGATGGTAAGGTAGAATTCCGTAGCAGAAATGGTAAACAGATTCATCTGTTGGGTAATCTGGAGAA